ACCTTTAAAGTTACCTTTACGCCTACGATTAACCTCAGCTAATTTCATATCATACTTCATGGTCAAGAAGCAAGAGCGTAAACCCTCTACTTTTATATGCTTTGACCAATCATACATAGCCATACAAAGTAAATCCTTATTACTATCCTTGTAAGCTAAAATACAGTAACTATCTAATTCTGGCCTACCATGAGGGCATTGGTTGTGATTGAAGTAATCTGTTAAAGATTCTTTTATATCAGATCCCAAAGGGTCTTTGTCTTTAAGATCAGTTTCTTTTATAATTTGACTGAAAAGGTTGTTGTAGTTTTTTATATCTTTATCCATAGGCTGCTTATATTATTTTACAAAGGGTATTTTTATATTTATATTATCAGGGTAAGGGTACTTCATTATTTACATTATTTACATTTTGTAGATGAAAGTGTAAAAAATCACCTACTTGTACCTTTTTTACTAAATGTTAGTTTCATTTTTATATTATAGAGTAAATGTTATTATATTTATTACAAAAGGGTATGATTTTAGGGGTGAAGGCATGTTAGTCTTGTTAGTCTTGTTAGTCTCTCTCTCTAGACTAACACAACTAACACAACTAACATCCTCACTCCCAACTATCATTTTTGTAAAATTCAAGCTCTGTTTTAACATATTTACCATAACTTAGCTTCTTTACCATCCCTATAGAAATTATTTCCTTTAACCATCGGTAAGCTGTCATATCTGTAACGGACTCCCCATCTTGATCACCGCACACATTCAGCCATTCATTCGCAGTAAACTCATCAGCCATTCGATTAAGATTAGGTTCCCACTTAGTCTTTCTTCGCTCTGGAATCACTAATCCCTTCACATGCTCACTAGAAATCAAGCCACCACGCTCCACCGCCACCCCACCGCCTGTCTTATCATTAATCTCTATTCCGTAAATACCAGGATTCTTCGCACCCATGCGACTCTTACCCACCGCATACATACTAAAGGGTTGATTAGTTTTACACAACATCACACAATATTCATACCACCAGTTGATTGTACTCGAACCAGCCATGCGCTCTTCCGTAATACCTTGCTCTTGGGTATTCTTATTAAAATGATGGATTAGTACAATTGCAGCCTCACTGCTAGACCTAAGATTCTCCACTTTAGCCAACAACGGCTTTATCTTATCTGCATCCGCTATATTATTTGCACCAGAAAGCTGATAAAGATTATCTATAATAATTACATCTGGCTTAAAAGCTTCCGTTTGACCAACAATCATCGTAAACACGTCAGAAAAGTCACCTGGTTTGGTCACCAACCTAAGCGTATCCTTACAATTCTCTTTATCTATATTATGACCAATTGTTAAATCTTGTATTCGCTTAAGCGTTTCATCTTGACCATTCTCTAGATCAACATATAAAACCTTCCGTTGCCTTGGAATCTCAAAACCTAAGTAGTCAGGTTTACCAGAGGCTAACGATAAAGCAGCGCCTAAGTATAAATAGCTTTTACCTGCCTCAAAATCTCCGACCGCTACCGTTTTCTTACGCATAGGAATCATATCTTGTATAGCCCATTCTATTGTTTTATACTTTGTATTCCAAATGTCCAGGCCGTTAATAATATTTATTTTTTCCTTTACATCAGTCCTCTCATCGGTTATCTCTCCACCCCTCACCAGGTAATCTGTTAGATCTTCACCTTCCCTTAGCTCTATATTCGCTTTACGCATTAAACATCCCTGTTATTTTTAATGTAGCTTTTCGACCAGCATCGTCTTGGTCAAATATCACTGCAATATCGTTGAACTTACTTTTTATAATATCCACTAATTCTTTTGGAACATTTGTGTTCGCTCCATTGTTAAAGGAGATTGCTTGTTTACCTCCGCATATCGCAGAGACACAATCCTTTTCTCCTTCTACTATATATAATGTCTTATTCCCTTTATATTTATGGACCATCTGCCAATAAGGATATATAAAAGTATTCGCATGGCCTTTAACCTGTTTTCTCTTATGCCACTTAATATTTACCATCTGGCCTAAGTCATTTATATAAGGAAATGTAAACCCTTCATCCCAGCCTATCCATAATTTTTCAACGATAGACTTATGCCAACATAAGCCTTTTGTATATTTTTCATAGTTTAATAATAGATGATCATTGGCATCCATCGCAGTTATAATAAAACTCTCTTTAAGGGGTAATGGCATCGACCATAGGTTAACCTTTCGCTTAGAAACGACCACCTTGGGCAAATTAGAAGCACTTTCTCCGACCAACTTTGCAAAATTTACAGCATTTCCCTTAATTTCACATGCATGGCAGAAGAAAGCCCCTTCCTCGTTAAAACTAAAACTTGGAGTCCGATCATCATGGAATGGACACAATCCTATAAACTGACCATTACCAGTTTCTTTTATATTATGGACATGCCTTTGAAAAAGGTCAATCACTGTTCTTTCTTTCTTATTTGGTATCCTACAAAACGCCACCAACCATTCCCACCCTCTGCAAAAAGCTTAGACCTATCCTTAAGATATTTCTTATTTTCTACATCCCCAGTATAAGGCCATCTCATTTTTTTATCTCTAGTCTTTTGCCAGTCGTAATCATTCGCCATTAAATTTTTCCTTTTAAATTCTAAGGTCAAGGTAGCCTCCACCTACTTAATTAAGGTATTCTCAACTTAAATCGCCCCATATTTGAGGCTTTTTGTTTTATTTTGGAATAGCACTTTTGACCTTAAGTTTATTTGTTTTCTTCCCTAAGATTCTTCCGTTCCCTACGTTTCTTTGATTTATACTCAGCGATTTCCTTGCGCTTTAAAATCTTATTTCTTTTTCTAAGCTTTGCTTCTTTATTCGGCATCATTTTTCTTCCCTTATAACTGAAATAATCCCCAACAACATTATAATAAATAGTATTGTCAATCCAAATAGATGGTGGTCACATATGTTCATCGTGTAGTCTCCTTAATAAAACTCTGATTGCTCTTTCTGCCACTTGCGGCACTACCCCATTCCCTAATAATCTCAATCTATCCACTCGGTTGGAAGCTGAGTCCACCCCACCGGAAGTCCCATCATCTGTTCCACCCAATTCGGATTGAGCTTCCCTGTAGCTTTCGGGCTTGGCTTTATCGCTTGATCTGCCAATGCCTCGCTCCCCCTTTCTCTCCGATGCTTCGACCCCCCTATATTGTTTGGTCCGATCCTTGAGTCTTGGTGCGTTGGTGTCGCCCACGACTCTTGGCTCTTCCCATTCGTACTGCTCTTGTCCCGGTCTTGCAGGCCATCCTCGATTACTACTGTCGTTAGTGACTTCTGAGTACCCTTCGCTCCTGCGTGTCTCCTTTGATACCCCAATCTCGCTTCGTGTGCTGCTGGTGTCGGCCATGATTTCTCCTTGCAGTCTGTTGACGATTCTTTGCACTCTATCCATTTTGTTTCCTCATAAGTCTCCACCGCATCCCTCAGTTTTGCACCAAAGTATTGATTGGATGCTTTCCTTTTGCTTTTAAAACCAGTCTTATTGAGAACAGTCTCAATTCTACCGCCCTCACCATCACTCAGTCTCGCTGTAGGCCATGATAAAGACTCTCTTCCGCTGGTGTGGAGCGCCAATTTCAGCCGCAGAGAATATTCCCCACGATGTTCTATAACCTCTTTCTTCCAGATCTCCGAGGACATACTGGAGTACCGACTCCCCATCGGCTGTTTTGCTACTGATAATCCCCTGGACATTTTCGAGAATAACATAAGTTGGTCTGCACTGCGAGATTCCCTTTGCGATGTGGGGGTAAAGGTGTCGAGGATCGTCTGTGGAAGCTCTGCGACCAGCCTGTGAGAAGGGTTGACATGGGAATCCCGCAGAGAGGAAGTCCACTTTTCCACAAAACTCTTTGTATGGGAAGGTTTTAAGGTTTGTGTAGATAGGCGCTGGATGTAAGAAACCCTCTTCCATCTTCGCAACCAAGTTTGCGATAGCGAAGGCTTCGATCTCCACATAAGCGAGTTCTCTGACATTTGGGAAAACTCTTCTGAGTCCACTCCCAATGCCTTCGTATCCTGTGCATAACGATAGATGGGTAAGTTCTTGGGTATTATCCACATTATACTTCCTTATGCAATTCTTCTAATTCCAGGCAACACTTAAATACTTTCCAACCCCAGTCTAACTGTGGCTTTCCAATAAAGTGATGGCTAAAAGCACCATTATTCTTATCAAGCCTTAAGACCATAGCCGACTCAATCTTTACCTTTGGATTTATCTCCAGATACATCTTACGATAAGCTGCTAATTGAGCAGTCATCTCTGGGTACAGACCTTTGCTAGTTTTAAAATCGCCAAGAACTAAAGACCCATTTATATTTGCAATGAAGTCGGTAGTTCCGCCTACTTTATATTTTTCAGACACCATCTTTAATTCGATAGCTTCATACTTGGGCTTAGTAATCTTCTTCCATTCCAGGTAGCCTAGAAAAGCATTCTCTGCTTTTTCTATCTGCTCTGCCGAATAATCTTCGGTGTCTGCTTCCTCGCCTTTTATATCACACTCACATAGATAATGAGTCAGTGTCCCAATCGCTCCAGCTTCCTTCAACACCGCATCTGGATCTTCTCCAGATAAAGCCATTCTCCTAGACCAAGCAATTAATACATTCTTATTCCAACCTAGGTTATTAAGGATTGTCGTAACCCCTTTAACCCTCGAACCATCTTTAAGCTTATACGCTGTATGCGCTTTTGTTTTCGCCATGTTTCACCAATATAGCTAATAGTCTTTTTCTCAAAGACAAGCTATCCTTTCCTAGTTGAGTTCTCTTTCTAATTATTTTTTTATAAACTTCTACCACTTGGTAATGTCTATTATGCTTTGTTACCAATTTCTACCCACCTTTCAAGTTGTTCTCGTAATGCTTCGTTTACTATATCGGATACAGTAACGTCTTTTAATGCGTGTTTAATCTTTATTGCTCTCCATACATCTAAATCTAAAAAACAAGAGAATCGCTTAGTCTCTGACTCTACTCGTGTAAAGTCTTTATTGAGCCAAGGCTTTAGTCTTCTAATTAATTTTTCCTCTAAAGCTCTAGCTTCAGTTAAGCTTTTTATCTTTTTATATTTAGCATATTCATGTTTTTTATCGTGGAGGCGGACTCTCTTAGGCACTTCTGTTGAGTGGCCAATATACAAAAGTTCATCTCTTTTATCGTATAAAGCATATAACCCAACAAATGGGTCATGCATTGAGGCTTTAAGTAAATTCCACATCATTTACCTCTTCTGTTTAGTCTAGACTTTTTAACTCTATTATTATAAACGGACCTTGCAATCATCATTTTAAGAGTAATCATTTTTTTTACTGGATGACCTTTTAACTTTGTTCTTTTACTTTTATTCATTATCTTAAAATATTTCCATCAAAATTTTCTTCTAATTTCTTACGCTCTTTAATTAAAGCCCCAAGCAATAAACAGTAATTTCTTATATCTTGCAACCGACCTTCAATCGGCTCATTAGAAGATTCAACGCCCTTAATAACGTAATTTCTAACGCTATCCATATGCTTTAGTAAGTAAACCGTTGCTACCATTTCTGGAGATAAGCCAAGGCGCTCTCCAATAGATTTAAAATTCTTTAATTTATCTTCATCGCTTACAGTATATTCTTTACCCTTAACCTTCATTAAAGACATTTCAGTCTTAAACTCTTCATTAGCCCAATCAAAAAAATCTTTAACTAACATATTTATCTTCCATGTATCCATCTCCATAGTTTTAATAACCGTTTATGTCCGCAAACTCTTAAGAACCAATCTACATTTTCCATCTCTCTAGAGCTTCTTCCGCTTTCAAAGTATCGATATAAGTATATAAAGTACCACCTCATCTTTTTATCCAAACCTTAAACTTGTATTTATAATAATTGATTAAGCTTTTCCAAGGCCTTGATAAAGTTTCATCACGTTGCCTCTTTATTAAATCATAGTTTTTATCCATACGCTTATTTTCTTTTTCGTAGTGATCAGCAATAAGGCCTTCTAGGACTGGGCTTTTACTATGATCATGGCATATAGCAAGGCTATGTATTGTCCTAATACCTATATTATCGCAAAATCTACACTTATACATACTATCTCCTATTCTTCGTTTGGCATTTCCTCGCCACACTCTTCGCAATACCAGTAAGTCGTATATTGGTTCTCTTCTGGACCATAATAAGTCTCACCTTGCACAATGTCTTGAGGTTTATGTTCACAAATTTCTGCGCTGCGCGACAGTCTTGAGGATGAGTGGAGGTTCATTATAGAAAGTACACCATCACACAACGCGGAATAAATATAGGCGAGAAGACCAACCACTAAGCGCCAACCAAGTGCTATCGTCTTTTTCGTCTCGCCTTTATTAGTTTCAGAGGACATACTCTTAGCTCCGAAACAAAATTTGGATGTTTTGCAAATCCACATCTGAGTTTTTCCTGTTTATCATATACTGCATAAGCACATTGTTTATCCCCTACAAGAGGACACTTTTCAAACACCGTATCCAATCATCAAAGGTCATCGAAACAAAAGTGATACCCCTATCTTCTCGGTACATCACTACATCACAATTACCTAGGTTTAGCCATTTAGGAATAGATTTTCTGCGCTTGGCTTGTATCTTTATGCCACTGGCTAATATATCTACATCTGGAGTTTCCCCCATGCTACGCCCATCGCTACCCCAAGCTCTTTTGACATTCTTAAACCCAGAGTCTTCAAGCTTTCTTACCAGCTCGTTCTCGTAGCCTGTGCCTTTTGCTTTACTTCTATTCGCCATTATTTCATCCCATTCTTGTTGCATTCTTTGTATGATAAAAGGGTCAACACCTTCTAATTTAGAACGGTAAATCTTCTCCGCTAGAGTTAGTGTCGTTGTTACTATTTTCAAAACTCACCTCATCCGTTTTATTACTTGGCTTTTCAAAAGTGACAGAATCTCCGCTATTTTTCTCTACCCATTGAACTTGCTCTAGGTAGCAACTAATAGACTGTTTGCCATTCATCTCCCAAACTTTAGGCTTGATCACTACATTTACCTCATCGCCACCAAAAGGACAATCGCCAGTCACTTGACCTTCTTTGTCAAAGATTTTTGGAAAGCGTTCAACACCTTCATTACTATGGATCTTGTTTTTAAAGCTAGCAAGTTTTGTACCTTCAAACTCTTTTAAGCCATTAATTGTCTTAACGCCAGTCTGAGCAATTAACTCTTTAAAGATATTAGCTAACTCTTTGTTTATTTCAACAGTAACACTGTGACCAGAATTGTATTCAAGGTCTGGCTTAAGTAAGTGTGACCACTTTACAATTAATCCACTTACCATCATTTTTCCCATTTTTACAGAGTTAGGGACACTCTCTGCTTTTTTCTTTACAGTCATAGTAGACTCCTATTATTAATTAAAACTGCGAGTAACATCAAGACAATCAATGCCTCAATGAAATAATTTTTGATATACCACCAGAGATGATTCATTTAGTTACCTCATATTGTATATTTAATGTATCTAGCTTTCGACACACTTCAGTTATAAGGTGATGTCGATGTATTTCGGATTGGCTTATAATTTCAAAAGCCACATCGATAGAAGGGTCGCTTGGCGGAGAGACGTAAAAAGAAGCACCTAGCGACCCTATGTAGGAAAAGAAGTCTTTTTTATTTAACTTATCTGCGGAAAGTATTTTGACTTTACTCATGGTATGTGGCTCATGTTAAAGTTTACTTAAGTAAGGAATTCTCAAATAAACACCTCATCGTAAGTAACGTCTACATTAAAAGTGTGTAATGTATGTAAAATTTGATTAGCCTGGTACTCTTGTAGCCTACGTTTACCGTTAACAATCTGATGTAACAAAGTATGGTTAATCTTAGATTGCTTTGCTAACCAGAATAAATTTCTTTGAACATTAGGCCTAGCTAAAACTTCTTTAATTTTTAGCTGTGGCTTTATCGGTGTATCAATCTTTGGTCTACCCATTAAAATGTTTCCTTATTTGGTAACAAATATTAATACAAATATAATTTAAGTGCAAAGAATATTTACAATTAAGATAATAGTTGCATAGATGTAATATGTGTTATAACTTTTAAGTAACAAACTAATGAGGATTAGTGGAAATGGCAAAAATTACACAATTAAATGATAATCGGTACTTAATAAAGTACATCCCAGAGGGATATAGGAGTTTATATAAAAATCCTTATCGCTCTATTACTATTAGAGGAAAAGACCAAGCTTATACTATATATAAGGATGCAGGGTTAATTGAAGAACGTGACCGCATAAGTCTTAGGCTTAATGGTAAGATCAGTTCCGTTAATATCATTATTCCAGAGTTAACTATTGGTTCTATATTTAAAGCCTTTAGAATAAATGCTATCCCTTACAAACAGTATGCTGTAAAAACAGTTAAGCGATATGAAGGCTTAATGCGTAAACTGGAAAATAGCTTAGGGATGGACTTTCCATTCTCTAAATTGAATTACCCTTTCTATTTTAAGCGTTACGGAAATCCAAATAAAAAGAATTCTGGGTTGTCAGACTTGCGATGTTTAAACCATATCGGAAACTGGGCAAGAGAACAGATTTCTGAGGGCAACATTAGGGGTACAATCAACGCAAAGCAAATAAAGCTACCAAAGGTAACCAAGAGTAAAAAGAACGCTTTAAAGCCTTATCAGTTAGATATGATATTTGAGCATTCTGAGATATGTCCCATAACAAAATCTATCATTGAACTTTATATATTAACTGGATGTCGGATTAGTGAATTGTGTAGGCCAGATTTTACTTGGAGTCAAATTGATGTGGAAGGTGAAGTCGCTTATATTAAAAACAAAGGGCATAAGAAAAAACTAGATACACCCTTAGAGATTCCTTTCTTAAAAGACCATCACCAGCGATTAGTTAAGTCTATTAATAACCACTTTAAACCTATCCATGATGAGGCACACATTTACCCTATTCCTATAAGTGCAAAGAATATTTACGATAGGATTATAATAGCAAGTAATACTGTTGGATTTAAATTTACACCACACGACCTTAGAGATACTTCTGCGACAATTCTGCTAAGAGAGTCTGGAAATATCTATGCAGTTAAAGAACATTTAGGTCATGCTAATGTAAAAGATACGGAAGATGCTTACGCTGATTGGATTATGGATGACAAGAGAAAGTCATCAGCTTCTATTATTAAGGGTTTAAAAAGATCAGCTTAATTGCTCTGTTAATTCTATCTTAGCATCATAAACACCAAAAGCTATTTCTTTAAATTGTAGCGAATTGCTAGACATTCGCACATAGTAATAGGCAGACCCATCATAATATAAAAATTTATCATGCGAGCCATATAAAGCATTCCTCATTGTTTCTAGACTTGTTTTATAACTAGAACTAACAAACTTTAGATTAAAATTCCAAAACTTCTTACCGTCATGTCTTTTGTTTGAATATTCTACACCACCTTGACTAGTAAGTATTTTATTCCCAAGCACCTTACCTTCTGCTCCAGACAATTCTACGTTAGTTAAATTTAGTTTTGTACCTAAAATCATTTGGGTAACAGTTGCTACCGCTTCTTCGTGCGCTGACATATACCAAAATCGTAAAGCATTCCCTAATGTCATATCGACATCCACATTCCATCCAGCGGTAGTAGCATTAAAAGTCGCTCTTTCTGTAGTAGTAGAATTATCAGATGCGCTATTTGTATATATTCTAAATCCACCAGCATCGGCCGCGGTAGAGTAATAAGCAATACTGTCTATTTTACCGACTGATCCACTTCCCTTGTCTACTCTGATAGTAGCATGTTGCGCAGTAAAATTTGCTGCTGCACCTAAGTTCCCATCAACTAATCGCTCATCGTTAGTTACTTTACCTGAGTTAGAAGTGTAAGACCCACCACCGTCAGGGATAGAGCCACTATCTACAGATGCAGATGTCTCACGACCTTCAGTTGGATAAATAAAATACTTTGCCATAATTATACCTCTTTAAGAAATAACGCCTACTTCTCTTACCTTAATTTTTAGTTTACCTGGAGTGCGTGATAAATAAATAACCATAAAAGCTTTATTGGTCCAGGCAGATCCAAAAGCTTTCTCTGGATACATATCACTATTATTAAATGTGACTATATCACCTACTTCAATACCTATATGAGCAGGGTTAACTACTTCGGCTTCTACTATCAACTTTACATTAGAAACTAGATGTCCATAATAATTAGCAAAGCCATCATTAGGGCTTCCTCCAGTAAGATCGGTAGCGCCTACTGTACCAGCGCCATTCTGCACAATATAATCTAAATTAACTTGTTCAATATTTTCTTTAGCTGCGATATTATAATTAGTCCTAGTAGTCCCATTTGTACAAGTCTGAGAATTTACATAAGATGCATTTCCAGGATGCTTTTCATAGTTTACTTCAAACTTACTTACTAAATTACCAATAGAAGTGTTACTAACTGAAATATTGGCTAAATCATCTTTTGCTAAAGTGTAATCAGCACTACTATAAGAGTCTTTAACATAGATATATTGAGGACTGTCATCTGCTTTAAATCTAAAGGTAAACCCGCCTTCAAATTGAATCTTCTCTAACGTCCGTTTGAGTGTTTTTGGTTTTAATTGCCAAAGCCTAGCATACCATTCTTTATTTGACTGAGAACGAGCTGTGTTAAGGGTTGCATAATTACTAGGAGTGGCGGTCGTAACCCCACCATATCTTATGAGCATATCTCGATGTATGTCATGGATGTAAGTGATTGCTGAAGAATCCCAAGAATTAGTTAAGCCATCGTTACCAGAGTATATTGTATCTAGACTGATCTCTTGTAAAGCAGCGGCACTTGGTTCGTTTACATAATCCTCTTCAGCAGTAAATGTTAAATAAACATCTTTAATTGTGCAAGTGGCTTGAGTCCCATCATCTGTACTTGATAATTGAAATCTTAATATATACTGATTTGGAAGCTGATTCGCACAATCAGATAGTATATTCCTCTCACCAGAAGCTTCAGTAGTAGTGCCATCTGTTTGCCTTGCAATCAGTGCAGTATCTGCTCCAAAAGAGCGATCATATATAATGGCTTCTGAGTCTCCTGTCTCATTAGAAACTACTATAACTGCTGAATAGTAAAGATAAGCGCTTGTAAGTTTTCCTGAGATAGTAGGTAGCTCAAGCTTTAAATCCGCTGACTGAGCATTACTAGCTGCGGTAAAAGATTGTGTCGCACCATCGCTAGCGTTAGTGTTAATAGCATTACCTGGGTTAGTAAAGCCTGTGCCAGTTGCAGTGGCTTGAGGTCTAAATCGATAAGTTCGTTTTACTTTACCTTTGATTTCAAAAGAAGGTTTACCATCTCTAGTTTGTGTAGCGGCATTATTAGGCTCAAGATACACAAACATATCACCTCTGGAATCATAATAATTTGCGACAACTCCACTCCCTTCGCTCTTAGCTGCTAAGAAATAAATATTTTGACCAGAGTGACTGGTTCTTGGGGATGGGTACAGAGCTTTTCCTGTCATAAAAACATTAGATGCATGCCCTGTATAATTACCATAGACCACAGGCACATACACACCAGTTGTACTTTTGTCTACTGGCAATTCTATACCGTCCCAAGGTCTTTTAGCTGCCATCTGTATTTTAATGGCATCTCCATCATGGCTTATGTCTAAAATACGAAAAGTGCCAACCACTACTGGGTTATCAGCCCCAATCTTAATAGACGTAGATACACTTCTGTTTATATAATGATTAGAGCCACCAAAAAACTCTTCAGAAATAGGGCTTCCATTATATTCAAAATCAGCAATTCTTAAAGTAATATTTGAGGTGCTTGTTTTTGACTTTATAACATCTATGCTTTCGCGAATACTTGGGTTATTAGTTATAGCACCATAGTAAAAATTAGAACTATAAGTTATATCAGCGAGTGCTAAGTATAAATTGCCACCAGAGTGCGTAATATTAAAAAGCCAATTCTCTTCAACTCCATGTGCGTTTTGAGAACCGTTAAAGCTTAGACTCATGCTAAATTAAACCTTGAGGCTTTTTCAATAGCTGGGATAATGTGGTCTATAACAGTCTCATCTACCAGAGGTGCAGAAATATTAATAGTCATATTATTACTTTGCCCCGATTGATTCATTTGATGTAATTGATCTAATCCAATGTTTTGAACCGCTTCTTTGCGCATAACAAATTCTCCAGCTTCAGCTAAGATAGGTACATTATCTTTTCCCTGTATCATGCCACCAGTTGCAAACTTTTGAACAGGACCGCCTTCGTGTTTAATGCCCATTGATCCCATTAAAAATTTACCAAAAGTCAACCCTGCGGTTGCTGGAGCAAAAAATGTTTTTAACAAAGCGAATGTAGCAGCTTTACTTAATATGGTCGCAGCTATGCTATTAAGAGCTTTTTGACCAGCTTCTTCGAAGGTAGTTGCTGTTAAAGCTGCTTGCGCAAAAGCATCTCCTAGCTGATCAAAGGCTTTTACTGCTAATCTACCACCTTTACCAATATCAGCCATAGCTGATTTAAATGTAACAATCTTAACAGTGACTTCATCTTGGTTGATACTTAACTCGGCAATGACATCAGCCAGTTGTTTATATGTATTCTCTTGATGTGTAAGTATAGCTGATAATGAAGCTAAAGCTAAAAATTGTTCTTTTACTTTTTCAGTAGATTCTGACGTTGCCTTACCATTTTTTCCCACAGCATCACCCATAGCAGTAGCCTTAATCTTAGACTCATTCATTTGGTTAGCTAAAACAACTAAAAGCTCTACTGCGTCTTCTGAGCTTATATTAACATTTCTTATTGCACCATCAAGATTCCTATAGCTTTTAAAAACCTTTTGATCAAAAGTACCACCAAGAAGTAGAAAGGTATCTTTTAATCCTGAGTTTTTTTCAAGTATTCCAGCAATACTTGAATTCATGTCTTCTATACTTTCAGCAGTCCTTTCCTTAAATACAAGTATTTCTAAAGCTGATAATGATTTTGACTCTACGCCTATAGCTTTTAAATTCCTAAGCATAGCCTCTGCTTCGCTCTCTGTAAAGCTTCGAATGGCATCACCAATCTTGTTTGCTAATGAACCGACACCTTTAGCTGCTTCTTTTAAGCTTGGTAGCATTGTATCGCCTATTTCAGCAGTTAGTCTTGTTAGACTGTCTTGCATATTAGACATCGCACCTGAAAAAGTTCTCGACATCCTATCGGTACTACCAGCAATCCCCACTACTGGATCTTGAAGTGACTTTATTAAAGCTTCTCTAAATTGAGGTAAAGAAGTATTAGCTAAGTCGGTTAAACCTTGAGAAGATTTTATTATATTTAATATACCACGCTCACGCAAAATATCCGCAGCTCCAGCGCCACCAGCAAAAGCTCGGCCAAAAGAGTTAGCTGCTTCCGTAGCCGTTGTACCCATAAACGCTGCAAGGTCTGTAACTGGTTTAATTAATGCTTCAGCATCTGCTCCAAATGCTTTTAATTGCGCTCCAGCATTTACTACATCATCTAAACTAAAAGGCGTAGTAGCAGCTACTGAATTAAAGGTGTCAAAAGCTTTATTTGCTTTTACTACTGATCCAGTTAAACCGACTAAACGTGTTTTTACTTGTTCAAATTTTGAAGCGTTACTAACAAAGATAGTAGTCGCTTTGGCAGCTGCTCCAATAGCAAACGTGTATAATAAAACGCTATTACGAACTAAAGCTATGCTTCTCTTAAATCCACTTGCGTGTCTTCCTGCCCTTTGACTCCCTGCGCCAAACCTACCCATCGCATCGTTTGATTTATTTAGCTGATCATCTAGGTTAGAAAACCCCTTAGCTCTGACTTCAATTACAAATTTATTTGCCATTATTTATTTCCCCTGATCGTTTCTCACAAGCACTAATCTCCTCACTAATAACACGAAAGATGTCAATAGTCTTAGCATCGGCTTCATGTAGAGTTTGTGAAAGGGGCAAATTAAACCTCGTAGATACAAAATAATCTTCTATATATCCTTCTATCTCTCTATCCATAAAGAACTTAGGGTTACAAAAGAAATTGAGGTTATAGTATAAGTTTTGGCCTAAAGAGAATTTATTATGATTATCTTCTGCTACGATGCGCCTACACTCATTCCAGATTTCGTCTTTAGTAAATGTTATTACCTCAGACAAAGTTGGACTCTGAGCTTCATAAGCTTTAAATTTTACAGGGAAAAGACTATTTCCCCATCCGAAGAAGTTACACCAGGTTGCTATCCTGACTTTAAGTTCTTTTTTTTAGATAAACCTTTATATTCTAAATAGACTTCATTTAGCACTTCATCTATTTGTGCATCATCTAGGTCTTTTAGGGTTTCTTCTGGATTTTGGAAGGCTTTAGTCATGCACCAATTTAAAAGATCAAAGTAAGCATCTCGTTCTATTTCGTCATCCCAAAACACTTTCATTTCCAATCGATGTAATTCTCTACGTTCACCAAAGGTGATAGGGCGAATTTCAAATTCACCATGTGGGGTTTTTATCATAATTCTTTATTAAGTTGTAATAGCAATCATCGGATTTGCACCAGATGCACCAAACTTAACGGATACATCATACATCATCGCATTCGCTTCATTATAAGCTACGCTTGTAATTTTACCAAAACTTCCTATAAATCCAAAGCCTGTAGCATCAGCAATAGTTGAATCGTTAGCTAGATTGCAAATAACATCTCCACCAGCTTTCATAGTGGTTGGAAATTCTGCTGTTTGATTGTCATATTTTACTGTAGCATCTAAAGTGGCTGATAACTCAGGAATTGCGCGAACAATAGCCTCTGGATTTCCGTTAGCATCATGCTGTCCAATATATTCAGATGGATTTTCTAAATTTAATGAGAAGCTTTGAATAACACAATTTGTAGCACCAGCAATTGTTTTTTGTTCTGTGCCTGCTAAAGTAGCTAGTGAATAAAAAGTTGTTGAATAAGCAGTTGGAGATGATGGCGCAGCTTGTGTAAAACTACTAATATATCCTGTTTTAGCTGTAGCTGAAAATTTCAAACGACCCGATTCATTCGACATGTCACCAGAGATTGTTAAGCTTGTTATTGTACAGCCAGGAAATATAATAGATCTATTTCCAGCAGAAGTAGCTGGTGCGATAACTGCTATAGTAATTGTTTTATTAATTGCAGAAGCTGCTCCAGTCTCAAGCTCTGGTGGTGTATAAGTAGCAGGAACGGTCACTACATCAGTTGCTTGAGCGACTCCTGTACAATTCTGAAGCAATAAAGAACCGACAGTTTCATCAAAGATACCAGAGAATGTTATCTCTTTAGATACGCCTTTTTCATCTGTTAAGGCATCAGCTACATCAAACACTCGACCGTCTGAACCGCTTCTGACATCCAAGACTTGGGTTAAATTAAAATTAGGCATCTCAACACTGTCTACATTGACAAGGTTCATTGATCCTGTACTGCTTTGCGCACCAATAGTAGAATCAACTTTTATTGCTAATTGAAACTCTTTTGGTGAATATGCTGCTCCGTCTAATGACATTACTTAGACTCCTTTTTCCTGGAATTTACTTGTTCTAAAAAATCTTTTGCTGTTTCTGGTATTTTATCAAGCTCTACCGCTTCTCCTCGATTTAAAGCTTCCCAGTCGTCTTTCTTTAAACCTTTATAACTATCGAACTGATCTATAAATTTAATTGCTTTATATTTTGCCATCATTAATACCTTAATCGTTTACGCATAGGCCTCTTCTACTAAACATTTAAACTCTACAGTCGCAGTTAAGTAAGAAGGGTGTTCACTTTCTAAATCATAGTTTACAGAATCCAATCTTGCGTTATGCCATTCATATGAATTGGCTGCTGGAAAGACCGTAAACGCTAGTCCATCTGAGGCAATAAAGAACCGATCTAAACTCGTAATCATTATCGGTCTTTTAACTAACCTTAATTCATCGCCATCGCTAGTAAGGAAATTACTACCAGTGGAAGTAACGAAAGTAGAGAATTCGTCAATACTTGCTACATTAACTCTCAATACTTCCTTTAATCGCTCTATAATATCAATGCGTGTATCTAAACTGCGTTTCTTGGTGTACCTACCACGTTCTTTTTCATTATAGGTTAAAAGTATCGAATACTCTCTAATCGCTCCGTTAGAGCGCAATTCTACAATCTCATCTCTTTGAGGTGTGAGCTGAAAGAATGAGTTACCTCGATAAACTTTGTCATAACGGATAGGGACGTTTCTAAATTCTTGAGCTACAATTAGTCTTAAATTATCTAATACGTTTTCGTTATAGGTTTTATTATAAGAGATCATATTAAGACATTGCAATTAAACATAATATCTACTACCTGGTAATCCATTTCTTTATCTTCTAATTGTGGTTCATAATTCACAAAGCTTATTACCGCATCATTCCATTTATAACTTGACGAAGGGCTGTAGTTTGAATTATTGCCAATCAAGCGCTTTATTCTATCTGCATAGTTCATTAATTGTTCAAGATTATTACGCCTACTAAATACTCCAGGTGTTCTTCTGTATAGTCTAAGCAATATTCCATAAACTCTAATTTGATCTTCAGTGGTGGGTTGGTCTAGTTTGTCTTGAACAGGGATAAGTCTTAAGAAAAAGTTTCCTCTGTTCTGAAAATCTCTATCATAATATATTGGAATTTTGTTGAACTCGCCCTTGATTAAGGACTCTAGAGGTTCTATTACATTGACTCGAAGAACTGAAGTGTATTGTGTAGCCACAAAGCTCTATTTACGTTTAGTAACGCGGACTTTCTTCTTTTTTTTCTTCTTACTTGTTGCATCTCCGTAACCTTTACCTTTTGGCATACCTATCTCCTACTTACTTGCTCTGATTTAACTGAACCATGTTCCTCTGGCTGCCCTACAACAATAATGCCCCATTGGTCATTTGTAGTATAAACCCCTTCACTAAATCTTATATACATCCCATAAGCCAACCCTTGATAATCACCATTGATTTCTTCAGATTGAACAACCTCAGTTATGGCAAGTCCAGTATCATTCTTAACAAATACTGAATATTTTACAGATGTATTCGCTGTACCAGAAGTAAATGTACCACCAGCCGTAATTTTTACACGCACATCATCATAATCTACAGAAGGTAAAGCAGTTATCTTAGTATCTAGGATACCGCCTGTAGTGTTTGCATTTAGACTTATAGGTCTAAGTAGACCCTCGTTCTTTGCGTAAGTTGCCTCATGCCAAAGAGCGTAATCGCCTCTTTTTAATAAGTCTAACATACCATCGCCTTCAGGAGAGATATAGCGCTCTTCGATGTCCTTAGCCCTCTCTGGGTCAACGGATCTAACTAAATCTGCACAGGCTAACCCTGCGTTTCCATTAATCAATACAAAGTCGTATTCACGACTAGATGCACCTTGATCTTCTGCTTTAGTACGTTTAAATATTGGTCGATTGATATAAGAGCGAATGCGGTCCGCTTGTTCATTAACTACACGTTGTTTAATTGTAGCCCAATCCTCTGCTGCTTCATAAACTAAATTATCTGGATCTACAGAACTATAAACATATAAAGCATCAGCAGCAGAATCAAAATACGCATCATCTGAAGAATCAACAGCTCCTAATGAAGTTTGCATGTTCATCTCTTTACCATCAATATAACTTTGCGATACATAACCGCTGTTAAAAGCCACATATACATTCGATGCATAACTTTGAAAATTCTGAATTAAACGCTTGCGATCATAGTTGTCAATATTAGGTTCTACGCCCATAAGGTCCGTAGTTATATTGCAAAATGATTCTAAGTATGTTGCCATTACGCTATTCCACTTTGTGTTTCATCAAAATATTCCATACCATTAACTTCTTCAAATGAACAAACTATCTCAGGGACTTTTAAACCTTCAATCATTGCCATTAGATTTGCAATCTTCCGTACTCCATTTATTGACATATCGTTTTCCATGTCCTTTGAAATACTCTTGGTTAATAACTGAATTGCTTTTACCTCATCCATCATAGATTGCATCTGTTCAGATAATGTCATTACTTAAACCCTTTTCGACTACTTTTCATAAATTTCAAAATGCACAAGGTCTTGGAATGTCTGGTCTGAAACTACTGTCTCGTCCATGTCCCAATCGCCCCCATACCTTAAAGTTACACCTAAGCGATCAGCTTCTTGCATTATCCTGCCAGCCATATAAATGAACTGATAAGTATCTTCCCAGTCTGGGATTGGATAAGGCGCAATATCAACAGCTTTACCTTCCAGGTGTTTGCTCTTCATAGTTTTAGATGCGCCCTTAGCCACAAGCTCTTCTTGACGTTCTTTACTTCGCTTTCCTTCAAGTACCGTAAGGTCATAATGTTTTACAACCTCATTCAAGACACTAATTAGCTTTGCATCTACGCCTTGCAACCTTCGCTTTGAGCGACTGCCAAATCTAGGCATTAAAAGTTCTCTTCAATAAATGGCTTTACTACCATCTCCCAAGCTTCATCATCTTTATCTGACTTAGAAGCTCCAACTGCCCAATCGCCTACCATAATAAGCAATTTCTTCATACCATGTTTTTTGACTAAGCGCCCAATTACTCTTTTGATCATATTATTTCCCTGCTACCTTATATATCGACTTCTTAACTGCGGTCCAGATTAAATCATCCCATGTGGAAGGACTTAACGCGACTGCTTTATCTATAGCTAAGATTGCGATGATTGCATATTCCCAATTGTTTTGTAAAAATTCCATTTAATATTCTCCTTTAAAGAAAGCAAAAAGACTACTAAAGATAAAAGTAAGCGATGCTAGGATGCCTGTGAACCAAGACTGTTTGTTCTCTAAAGAACGCACTCGGCCATTTTGAGCCTTAACATCAACACGAATCTCTTTTGTAATCTCTACATGAGAATCGTACTTAGTTTCTAGGCGTGTCATTCGCTCTAGCATCTCATCCCGATAGTCATCTACTTCAGACCTTTTCATCTTGAATTAATCTTTCCTTTGATAAAGTTTTGATTATCCGTGATTCTATTAACCTGTTCTAAAATTTGTTCATGTCTGCGGTCACGAGCTGATGAATTTATCTCATCAGACCGATTCCATCTATTGATTAAGGCTATGACTTTTTCGTCAGTCTCTTGAAGTTTTTTTAAAAGCGTTTTTTGGAGGAACATGATCTGGCCAAAGAATAAGGCCAAAAGACAACCAACAATACCCCACTCTTGTATTAGTAGTTTTTCCATGCTCCCCCCCAACGCTTAAGCCTCTACGGCTGGTGCTTCTAACTTAGCTTTTAAGCTACTTACAAACGCCTGCCTACCCATTTCAATCTGTTGAAGATTAAAGCGAGCATTATCGACCTTTTGATTTAATGAATTGATGTGAGCTACCATTAGCTTTTCATCGTCACCCAGGTCATTGATTACATATTCTTTATCATCAAGGACAAGAGTTGGTTCGTTTTGTTTTTCTTTTTTTGACATTTAACTCCTACTTTCTGTTTTTGTTATTAGTTACAAAGCCTACTGGCTTTTTTCTAAGAAATTAATTATTTAACTATTTTTTCTATTGCTTTTCTTAATTCATCTGTAGATAAATCAAGCTTGCCATCAAAATCAGCTTTCCAAACTTTCTGCTTTTTACCATCTTTAAATAAAACAACACTTGGGAAGTTTCTTAATCTTAATTTTCTAACAGTTTCAGGTACGTTCTTTGAAGGAAGGATAGTCATTACTGTTCCGTGAAAAGCACTATCGCCATCTACAATAAATTTCCCCTGGTAAAAGTTTTTCTTATTATCTTCAGACCATTCCGCTGTGAATCTCACCATGTGGATGCCCTGGTAAATAGCACCGTAAAAGTTTTTATCTGTTACTTGCTGTTGACCAAAAATCAATGAGAATAAAAGAAGTAATCTCATTTAACTTTAATTCTCAAATTAATAACCTGTTGGTTTAAGCTATTTACTTCAGCTTGTAATTCTTCAATCGTCTCAAAAATCTCGTCATTGTCGTTTTGGAGCTGAGAGATCTGTTGTTTATATTGTTCGTAAGAAGGACTCCAATTGAAATCACTAATGCCCTTACTTGGATACTCTTGAGAGAATAAAGATAGAGGTACAGGCAATTCCTTAGCTTCTTGGATGTCTGCTTGAAGGGCAAACCACATTCCGATAAGGCTACTAAGTCCCATTCCCCCAGCTATCATAGTTTGTAAAGATAAAGTAAATTTTGAACCTAATATCTTTTCTTCGCTT